GACTCAACTGCTTTTCCTCGTTCAGCAGCAGCACTACTAGCAAACTCATAACCGAATATCCTACGCAATGCCCACCTCTCACGATTAAAAGCGAACTCGTTTAAATGGCTAAATGACAGTGGCAATAATTTTTTTTTATCGCCACTATCAAACTTTTGAAAATGTTCTATCATATCAAGTCAATATATTCTTTTTGTTTTTCAACAATATTAGTTACTTTAACTTGTAAATGCATTAGATCATCACTGATTGCACCTTTACCAAACTTATGAAGATACATAGCAATAGCAATCCTCAAGTTTTCCATGACATGCAAATCTTTTGTAGCATGGTATATAGCACCTTGTAATTGCTCTTCATGTTCATTGTGATATGCTTCTTGTTCTTCTGGTGTAAGTTCTTCTAATAAACGATCAGACATTATTTTCCCTCCATTGAATATTGTGCGAAAGTCTTACCCTGTTTGGTAATATTTTCAGTTATTATATCATAACCCTCTTTTCTTAAATCTAAAATTCTAGCACTTAACCTAAAGCAACCGAACTTTTCAAGAGCATCAATGGGGGTTAGTTTTTTACCTTTAAGTAGGTAATTTAAGATTTGTTTATTCTGGCTCATACAACCTCCTTCTATAAGTGTTTTGCCAACTCCCTTTCATTAACGACTTTAGTTCTTAAGTCCTCACGAAAGGTTTTAAAGGTTTCGTATCTAATCTTAGCACGATTCCTTTCTTTAAGAACTTTCTCGTATCTATCGGTATAGTCCTTAAACCTTTTATCTGAATAAATGTGTGCATTTAATTCAGTAGTATTCTTATACTTAATATTTTGACAGTAATAAAGGGTTAATTCTGATACCAACATTTTTTCCTCTTTTTTAAGGAGTTCTAATGCTGTATCGCTATCGCTATATTCAAGACCTAGAATCTCTTGTTGATGAGATAATTGGCTAGGCTCAAACTCTAGTGAATATATATCAGTCGCCATTGTTTTCCTCGTACTCTTTGTTATCTATTTTTTCTTTCAATCTGATTCGCCATTCTTCGTTTATATCTTTGTGTTGATGTGCAATCGTATGACAGCTTCTGCATACAGGAAATAAATTATCAATCCTATTAAGGCGATTATTTTTTACTCCTCCCATTTTTTTTGAAATCAAGTGATGGATATCTACTGCTGGTTTTTGATAACATCCCCAACACATAGGGGTATCTTGTTCGTGATACCCCCAGTATTTGCTAAAAAGTAGTTTATAGTTTTTCAAGGTTTTCATTGAAAGACTTTACAGCATTTTTAGTAAGATCTGAAATATCAGTTACTGCAAAATGCCCACTACCCATAGCACGACCAACTATGCCAGTCACAAAGATATCTCTTCTTTGCGTCACATCCTTACTGACAATAGGTCTAGATGGAGTAGTGATTGCCGAACTACTACCATCTTGAGTGTGATCTGCAACAACCTCAATGTCTTTGACATTAGTATAGGGATTACCATTTGCAGATGTCTTTGTATTGACTACTGTGAAATTTATAGCATCGCCACTTTTAGGCATAGGGTTAAGCACTGTGCCTCGGCAGTATAATCTAGTACCGTCTATCAAATCTATTGAGTAGTTTGGTACTCCGTCTTTAGTATTGTCGAATATCTTTTCTATAACATTTGACATATTACCTCCTATTATTATTATTTATTAAGAACATTATAACCTCTACCCTCTAAACAATTATTAATTAAATCTTGTCTAGTTTGTAATTTAGGGGAAAGCCACAATACCCTCCAACGAAAAGAATTATATACTATTTTGCTTTTATCGGCTACGATATTGGTATTATCTTTGACGATATCTTGGCATGTATATAAATCATCATGATATCTGTTCATATCCCCATTGATATTAGCAGATGATTTGCCTCTACTGTCAACTATTGGTGCCTTGCTACAACCGAAAACGACCATAGCAAGACATAATAAAACAACCATAGTCAATACCTTAAAAAACATTTTATAATAAGTTTTTTGTTCAGGTAATGAATGGCGATATTCATAGACAGGTTGCCGAGTCCTAGGACAATACCCGACAACTTGTTTACTTATATAACCGTAGGGAAAATATTTATTTCTCTTTGGCATGTTAGCTCACTATTTTTAAGTGATCTTTTTTGACAGGTGCAGTCGAACCAAATGCCTTACGCAAGACTTTATCAAGTTCGTCTATACCTATCATCAAAAGTTTATCCATGAGTTCTTGTTTGCACTCACAATAAGTAGGTGCCTCAATAATCTCAAGATTATGCCTATTGATTAATTGTTTATCATCAATAGAACCAACCCATTTAGTACCAGACTCACCGTCCAGACCAATAGTTTTTTTTACTTTGATAATATCCACTTTGACAGTTCTGCCAACAAATGGAATGTAGTCAACATAATGACCATGCTTTTTAGTCTTCATTTTTAAGTGCCTCCAACTTTTTAGGTGTCCAATATTTATCTCTTTCAATGCCTAAACCAAAAGCACCTTTATAAGAGGATAGTTCATCAATACTGACATAACCCAGTTCTTTTTCAAATATTTCACATAACCCATAAGCAACATTAGTTTCTGGATCAAGTTCTGATAGATACCAAGTGCCTTTGCCTGTTGGGTTAAATAGTTTAACATAAGCAAGGGAAGATTTACTCCCCTCGGCTTTCTTATGGTTTTTGATAAGTTGCTCTCTTATCGCTTTAGTAAATAAGTTCATTGTGCCTCCTTTTGATAATAACCATAAATACAACGCATACCTTGACGGTCTGGGTTATAAATATCGTTAATGACTTTATCTACAACACAAGTTAAATGTCTTGATAAACTTAATATTGCAGTACCGTTAGGCACCTCATCTTTTCTAAGATGATACTTACAACCACTGCCAATAGTCATAAGAGGCACCCATTTAAAACCAATATCTATAATATATTGATGATAAACTTGTTTGAAATTACCATTCCTAGGCGATGTTTGATTTCTTAGTTCCATTTGCCTTGATAATTTATTGTTATGGTCGTCGATATAATTTTGATTTAAATTAAACAAATCATCATAGACTGACTTATAATCAAAACCACTTGCGATACTTATTGCTCTAACAACACAATCGCCAGATGTACCTTTGAAATATTTGGAACGACCTCCGTCATTATACTGGAAATCACATCCCCATATTCTTTTTCTGTAATCAATACCACCAGCTCTACCTAGATGAATATATATCTTACCTTTTTTTATTTTGGTCATTATTATTGCCTCCATTATTATTATTAATTATTCTGCTACTCATAACTTGATTAGCATTATTATCAAAGACAGCACTACTGCCGTCTAGGAATACGATTTTAAAGTAGTGAGTGACCTTACCATTTTCGATAAGGTCAACTCTTTTTGAAGATTTAAAAGGTTTAGGAATCATTTTTTTCTTCCTTGTTAAATTCAATTTGAGATATATGAAAAACAGCAAACCTTTTGAAGTATGGTTTTTTTGGATCGTCGTTGTTAATCATACGAACTAAACTCGCTACTGATTTTGTACCTTTAGGCACAACACCACCAATCTCAAATGCTTGTTTAAATGTAATGAACTCACCCTCATATCCAGACTTTCTCAACAAATTAATATTTTCGCCTGTATAAGATTCTTTAGTAACATAATTGATATACATTATTCAGCCCCCAAAGAGTAAGATAAATAAATAATAGAATATAATTTATTACCACATTTATTTACAAGTATCCTAGCTGACTCACCACAATGATAATATGCATCACGATCAGTAAAAGGTTTTGTAATTATTTTGCCATTATCAACCCAAGAAAGCATAATTGTTTTTGAGTTTTTTAGAATAGTAAAGGCATCTTCTTTTGTATAAGTATCAACACCTTTTTTATAAACCTTATCAAGAAAAGTAAAGGTTTGAGTATTTAGTCTATGAGTCATTTGACCCTCCTTATTATTATTATTATTAATCATAATAGAAACCTACTAAATTTTTTAGGTTTTGACTACATAAATCGTCATAAAAAAACCCTTATAAAACCTTGATTATTTAACTTTTTTTTAATAAAGTTAGTATGCTTTTTCTTTTTTAAACATAAAAAGCTCTTTTTGTGGTGTCGCCTCCAACTTGACACTACATATTGGGGGTAAGTTAGTTTATCCTTGCCCCCATGACAAAAGAGATTGATATTCAAATAGCATGTAATTTTTTGTTAAATGAACTATCAGAGATTTATATTTTTAGGCACTATCATATAGCCAATGAGGGTAAGCGATCAGTACAATATCAAGTTAAATTAAAAAAAATGGGTTTTAGGTCAGGTGCACCAGATTTAGTAATAGAGTACCCACAGGGCAAACTTTTGTATGTAGAACTTAAAAACGAAAAAGGGCAGTTATCTCAATCTCAAAAACTATGGAAGATTCAATCTAGTGCTTTAAACACCCCACATTTTATTATAAAAGGTAATATCAAACAATGTTTAGAACAGTTAGTAGAAATTATTGATAAATATGTCCCTCGTCGTACAGGTCAATCAAAATAAAATTTTATTACCCAAAGACACACATGACCAGGACAGATTTATCGGTAAGTGGCATAAGGCTCAAACCCTTGCAATAGCAAAAGTTCAAGACGATTGGTTATTCAAAGACTACACATCAGAAGAATTTGATTTCAAAGTCAATGAATACACTTTAAAATATTATAGGCAAAATAAAAATGGAGGCTAATTATGTTTATAGAAGAAAGTTCAAAACCTAAAGATAAACTCAAAGCATGGTATTTATTTACCGAAGATTTTATCGCAGGAACTCAACATTTAACGAATCAAGAAATAGGAATTTATATTCGGTTGCTTTGTTGGAATTGGAATAAAAGATGTTCGGGTATACCGAATAATAAAGAAACTTATTATCGTATTGCGAGTGCGTTTGCTGATCATGAAAAGATTTCATGTGAAAAAGTTATAAAAGAAAATTTTGTATTAGTTAATGAACATTGGCAAAACGAAAGACAACTACAAGAATATTTGTATATTACTAAAAGAATAGAGGCATCTAAAGAGAATGGTAAATTAGGTGGCCGTCCAAAAAAACCTAGCACAAACCCCCCTACCTCTACCCCTACCTCTACCA